GGTAGCAATAGTTGGAGTAGCTAAAGCAGCCATGTGAGCCTTAATATGTGCATCGTGATCTTGTGGAGCAAAAGCCTGTAACTGACCACCTTGTAAGGCCGCGGCATTTTCTAGCGCAGGGTCAATTGGTTGGGGTTGTTGAGGAGGAGGTAGGATCTGCTCCACATTCTTCACACCTATCGCCTCATACATACGGCGATATGCTTCATATAAACCTGTTTGTCCATGTATCTGGGGATTGGATTGCACGATCTGTAATTGAGTTTGTGCAGTCGCAATACGCTGAGCCAGAGAAAAAATGTTAGGATCACTAATAGGTATAATGTCTACTCTTTGATCAAAATCTGTTTGTTTTACTTCGGTCTGCCCTTTATTTGTCATGTAAGGGTAGCTAGGGGGTAAATAGTCACGGAATAATTCACCTAGTAATTTAAATTCTATTCTTTGTGCATAATGCAATCTTTTGTGAATTGCAGACATAACACGAGTTCCTTGCTCAAGATTAGCAAGTGTTGTGCCAACAGGAGCATTCTTGTCCATCTGTTGATAAGGATGATCAGCAATAGCTGCAAAATTCCTACCACTTTCTTCTAATAACCTTAAAAGATTAAATAAAGTTCCAGAAGGTTCTTTAAATGGTAATGGAATAAGAGAGTTTTGTAATGATCCACCTGGAGCATCTACATCTCTAAACTCACCAGGTTGTAACGGAACATCATCATTTCTAATTCGTATTCCTCTAGCTTTAAAACCAGCGGGTAAATTTGCTAATGTACCGGCGTCAATTAACTGACGAAGGATAGATGTAGCAGAAGAAGACACACCACCAATAATGTGTGGCAATCCAAAGCCGTAAAAACCTAAACCGGGGAGAAATTTGTAATGTACAAAATATTGCTTAGGTTTATGAGAAGTATCTCCTTCTGCATAGTTACGAGTAATAGAAAGTATTTTTCCATTCATCGCATCTAAAGTAATAATGTAAGGTAGTTTAATTCCAGTGTTTTCTTTAGCTTCATTAGTATGTTCAAAACCAATTAAATCTAAAAGGGCGTGAACTTCGTAGAGTTCATAAACATCATCATCTATTGAAACTCTTTCTATTCCTTCTTGCCTTGCAATTTCTTCTTGAACATCACTTGTATTAACGTAACCACCTTCTCCAAGGTCTACATCTCTATAAACACCAGACAGTTGCATTTTGCGAATATCATTTCCACTCATGCTTAATTGATGTGTAATACGTTGTGCAGACAAAAGGTCTGTAGTGTTATAAGGGACAATTAATTTTTCAGCATGAACAAATCTTGCACAAGGTCTTCCCATGTTTGCATCGTAATAAACTTTTTTAAAGGCAGAACCAGATAAAGGAAGATAGTAAAGTAGTTGATCAAGTTCTGGATCATACTCTTCCATTTCACATGTAATTTCATAATTCATAAAGTCTTGAACACGATCAGCTTGAGCCTGAACTTCAGGACTAGGATCTCCTAGAACCATAGTTTTTACAGGACCGCCTGCTGGTAGTAATTCTTTATAAGCCATTGCTTGAAATTTAGTTGCGCTTTCTGCAAGCATAGGATGAATAACATTGGAAGCTCCTTGAAAAGGTTCAGATCTTTCAGGATCTAAGGAGCCAAGAAGTTTAAGGCCTTTTTGGTATGTTTCTTCCCATCCTCTTCTTGATGATTTATCTTCTTCGATTCCGCCAAGAAGATCGTTAGATATATTCATCAATTCTGTTTCTTCCATATACTCAGCTAAATTGCCGTCAAATGGAACAACATTAATTTCTTCTATTTCTTCAGAAGCACCAAACTCAATATTACCTTCTTGGTCCATTAAGCCTCCGGCATCAATCATTTCTATGATCTCAGCAGGGACTTCTCCGTTTGTTAAAGGTTGTTCAAGTTCTAATGGGTTTTCTTCAGGACCTCCTGGTCCAAAAGGATTCTCAACACTAGCCATTAATTAATCTCCGACTCTGGTATTTCAAGCACATCAGCAGACATCATAACTACAATGGCCGACAAAGCTGACATATTAAAGTTCTTATAATAATCACAACTTACTGGACTTGTACAAGAACACTTGTGATCAGCATTACCAAAACAAATAGCCCTTGATACTGCTTCTTCTAAAGTTATTACTTTATAATCTAAAAAATCTGTGATGTCCATTTTCTAGAATGTTCCAGAAAATTTACCACCTCTAGTAGCTGCGCCCATGCCTCTCATGGTACCAGCGCCGTTGCCTTTAGGTACTTTAACTTTTTTAGATTCAGCAAAAACTTCTCCGCCATCAGAAAAAGCTTTAACCATTCGATCATTATCGGACATTGTTCTTCCGCTTTCGCTTAACATTTTTTTAGCTTTAGCCATTCCAACCTGTCTATCTCTGTCAGACATAGTTCTTCCAACCTGTCTATCTCTGTTAGACATTGTTCTTCCTTTCTCGCCTGACATTCTTTTCATATCACTATCAGAAATTGTTCTTCCAGCATTTTGATCTAACTCATAACTAGCTCTGTCATATTCAAAATCTCTGTTAGCAGCACGAGAATTATTTTCATAATCTTTTGCTAATCTTCTTCTTTCTGCATCAGATACTTTTCCTGAACCTTCACTTATTAACTCTTCAACAGAACCGCCTCTAGCGTATCCTGTAATCATAGAACTTCCAGTACGATCTGCTTCGGCTTGTGCTGCTGCATAACCTGCGTCATCATATGAAAAATGTTTCTTTCCAACTCTTGGCATTTTATTCTCCTTTAATAATATTCAAATTGACGTGGACTAGATTCCTCATCCTCGTAATCTTGAGGATGTCTTACTAAACCACCTTCTCTAAAACGCAGTATAGCCTGAGTTGTTGAATCTACCAAGTCATCATTATCGCCGTTAGGAAATGATGCGCATTCTTCAACGACTTCTTCAGCCCATTCTGTGTCAGGGCGCCATATTAAGCCAGATTCAAACATTGGAGCAGCGGCGTTAGCCCTTGCTATCTTGTCTTGACCAGATCTACGACCTCCCGGACTAAAATTTATAACAGGTATTCCCATATTTCTCAACTCTTGACTTAAAGGTAACCCAGACGCTTTTGCTTCAACAAGAACCATATCAGGTTCATAATCAGAGTAATGCTGCTGTGCCTTACGTTTTAATGTTGGAAACTCCCATCGTCCTTTCTCACTATTAAGCAATATAATATTAGGACCAGTATCTTCGTCAGGATAAAAAATACCCCATGTTGTTATGGCACTATAGTCAGCTCTTTCTGATTTTAGAAAAGCTGTATCATAAGATTGAAGTACATATTCACATCTTGGAGGATCATCTTCTTCCCATTTCCTCCACCATTCTCTTTTTAGTATTGATGCTGCGTCACTCGTTGGTTTTTGCAACCACTGTGCTGACCATTTAGAAACAGGCAAAGAAGATTTAACACCCTCTAATTCATCTCTAGACCAGAAACCGGGCCACAGCACACTGTCGTCTTCAAAGATAGCTGGAAATTCTATAACTTCCCATTGATCTGCACCTTTACGAGACTGCATCTTTAGAACTTGAGCTGTCAAATCTTTTGTAGACCAACGTGTCATAACGATAACAATAGATCCACCTGGCTGTAATCTTTGTCTTGGACCAGACGTGTACCATTCATAGCATGCTTCAAAGGATGTTGATGATAAAGCGTCTTGCTCAGAGTGTGGATCATCAATAATTAACAAGTCCGCACCACGTCCTGTTATCGCCGCGCCGACGCCGGCGGCGAAATACTCCCCACCATCGACTGTATTCCAACGACCAGCGGCTTGACTTTCTGGTGATATCTTAACTTCAGGAAAAGACTCTTGAAAGGGAGGACTATTAACAACAGCTTTACACTTACGACCAAAACCTGTTGCAAGTTCTGTTGTGTGTGTTGCTTGAATTATTTTTAACTTAGGGTTACGACCCATCATCCAGGCTGGGAAATATACACTGGCAAATTCAGATTTAGTATGACGAGGAGGCATGTTAACAATAAGCCTTTTAGACTTACCATGTGCCACAGCTTCTAATTGTTTTGCAAATATTTTATGGTGTTCGCCTTCTATAAAGTCTGGCCACATATGTTTTACAAAAGGCATAAATTCATCCTGCCTTTTCTTTTGTGTTTCTAGACCGCCAAGACGTTGTTTGAGTTTTAAAGCATAACGGGCCTCCTCTCCAGAAAGCCCGTCCGCTAATTTATCCCAATCGAATTGAGACATCGCTCCTAACCTTTACTATTTCTGATATGTTTCATAGCTCTACCACCGAACCAGAAAGATATTACTGTTGAAAATAATATTGCTGTTTCTTGATCCCAACTATTTAATATAGCTTGACTTACATCTGATCCTTCTCGAACAGCAACATAAACTCCTAACCCTTTAATTGTAGCAAAAAGAGCAAAGAAGAAATATGTAATAACAGGACGAACTGATGCTTGAATAGCAGAAATAAACGTAGACTTACTATTTGCTACAACTTCTGATGCATGTTCATAAATAGAACGTGTCTCTTGTATATCTGCTTCGGCATCTAACTCTTTAACTTTTAACTTACTTAAAGTGTCAGCATACTTA